CTTCGAAGTCCTGCATGATGTCGCTGGGTGCGTTTGTGATTGCTTCATCTACGCAATACAAAGCGCAGTTGATAGCTTTGAAATGCACCTGTGCTAACTGACCTTCCTGCGATTCACCTTCGACTATATCAAAATAGTTCGAGTACAGTTGCCATGCTTTGTCTTTTGCTTTCATTGTTTAGCTTGTTGATTAATTCGATTACTTGCTCTTTGTTGTAGTAGTGCTGCATTGAATTGCGCACGTGGTCTTTGAGTTGGTCAGTTGTCATACGTTTAAAGTGTTTAACTGCGTAACAATCGAATCAATTTCATAATGAGTATCGGAGTATACCTGTATTGTTTTAAACCTCCATCTATGATTGCCTCTATGGGCATCTTCACTATAATCAGTATTCGTTTTGTTTTTACAAATCTCACAATATTCAACAGTTTTAAAAACGCTTACAAAATATTTAGTGTGCCAACCATAGCCATTAATAGTGTCCATATATCCAGTCATTATTTTAACCTGCATATGATTTTTTGAAAGGTTTTCGAGTACATCCTGTAGGCTCATAGTGCTAAGGTATTAAGGTATTCACGCCACATAGGTACACGTTCCTGAAGCTTTGCGATTGCATCGGCATCAAACTCCACAACCTTTTCGTGGATGCGGTCTTGCACTAGTATATCGTATTCCCAATTCGCCAAATCACTTTCAAGATTAGCGTGTGGATTCTCAGCAAGGAAAGTAGGCATATCGTAAATCATATTACGTTCGATGCGCGATGCCTTCTTAATGAATTCAGGATTGCTTTGTGGATCTATAAGATTCATGCGCAATGATAGGCGGTACTTTTCGGTGTCAATCATTTGGCTTGGCGCATTGACAAGCACGAAGCAGAATGTTGCTGTTGGTGCGCCCGTTAGCCACATGTATGCTTGACCTTGCCAATAGTAGTCTTTGCTAAGTTCGTTAGCCTTTGCATCAATGAAGGTGTGAATGTCCCATGAAGATTTAATATCCGGGACGTTAATTACAGCGCCACCATCTTTGATAAGCAAATCAGGTGTGCCCTTGATGTAGTCATTGGTGAACATCTGCTCATTCTTAAATACGATTTGCTTGCGCTCCCTGCGCCACATATCGATGGCATCATTCTCAACTGCAACACCTTTCTCGATGTACTTGTTGCTAATGTCTTTGTAGCGCTTGTACTTCTGTTGGATGTAGATTTCGAGTAGTGCGCTCTTGCAGGTTTCAGATAGTCCTGTCTTTGTGCGTGCATCGGTCATAAGCTTACCAAGCTGCGATGCTCTGAATAGTGTTTGTTCCATTGTGTTTTGTTATTGATGGTGTGAAGATATTACAACAACCCGTTAAGTTCTTGTTTTTTAACATTTACTAGCGGTTCAATCTGTGCAAAGAATTCTTGCGGGCATGCCTGGAGAATGATGTCGCAATCATCAAGGCTCTGTGCTTTCTCGATTAACTCAAGCAAGTATTGCAAATCCTTATTCGATGCGTTAAGTGTACCCTTCAACTTGAATGGTTTGTACATGTCCACGTTCTTGCGGTTAAGGTCACGGCCTAACAACTTGCCAAATGACACAGCAGCGTTTTTAAGGCACTCTGTTTTGAGTTTAGGGAACGCAAGGTCTAAAGCATTAGGCTTTTTGTTATCTGCGTTTAATGCCCATCTATTGCGTTCGATGTTGTCTAGGTTCTGTGGTGCGCGGTCAACCATGATAACAATGGATGCTGCTCCCGTGCGGCGCAACTCATAGCCGGTTATCGGATGGATCACTACAAGGTCAAGACTACCCACTACCTCGTTAGCCATACGTTCCCATTTAAAATTCTCAGTACGCCAGTGACCGAAAAACATTTCGTCTAGGGTGGTTTCCACGTGCGATATTACAAGCGTGACCGCTTTACCGTCGGGTGTCTTTTCAATGCCGACTTGGTCGGGTGATGCGTTGAGCATTTGCTGAAACTTCTGCAATGCTTCAAGATTGTCTTTGTGAAATGAGTTCATGTTGTTATTGATTTGGATTAATACTTAGCGAGGCAATCGTTGAGTTCTTGGCAGTAAGAAAGTAGTGCGAAGATTACGATGATGGCTACAACGTAGCGAAGGATAGTAGATGCTGTTTTCATGTGTATTGTTTTTAATTGATGCCGCTAATGTACTGCAAATAGTTACATACACCCTGTTAAAAATTGTTAAAATTTGGAAGGGTCACGCCCACGAATAGCTGCCGTAGTTCGGGAATAGTTCAAAGTACATGCGCATCATTATGGCATCTGCATAGTCAGGCGACTTGCCATGCATGCGGGCTATTTCCTCTTTGCTTATCACAGCAAGTTTGCCATCGGCTTCGGGCTGCCTACGGCGTATCATATCCAGTTCTTGCACGATAACATCTCGGAACTGATTCACTTTGAAGATTACTTTGTTCTGCTCGATTAATTCCGCAAGCTTGAAATAGCATTCAGCCTTTTGGTTGGTGAACTTATCCGATTGCTTTGCACGTCCACCATTAAGGAAGCCCCTACAACGGAGCGCATCAACCGCTCCCCCGCCAACCCCATCTTCATCGCAGATCACATTGCTAAGTTTGATGCTATGCCTATCGCATAGCTGGCGTATGGTGCTAACTACGGTTGTGATTGGTTGCTTGCGTAACTCATGAATCTCCATTAACTGCAAACCATGCCAAACACAAATGACACTACGGTCTTTTCCAAGTCGCGCAATATCCGCACTTATATATTTTTCACCTTTGCTTTCTTCTTCCCGGAAGCAGCGCACCAAATCATCGTATTGATAAAGGTTATCTACGCTTTCATCGTATTCCCAATCACCATGCAACAGCCTTCGCCTATCTATTTCGGGCAAACGTTCTAAGGTTTCAATGTAGCTTTCAGGTAGGTGTGGGTTATCCGTTGGCAGCGATGGTATAAACGCTAGGTGTTGCGCTAGGTTATCTGCTTTGTGCGGTGCATAAAACTCATTGTAAAGCCAACCTTTGGACGGATTGCAAGTGAGTAACATCTTGGGTGGTAAATCATATTCGCGTAGCTTGAAACGGATGCGGGACTGGAGTATGTCTATTGCCCGTTTGCTAACCTGTGCCGCCTCGTCTACGTAGGCATCAGTTAATTCCAAACCACCTAATGAGTGAAACTCAGGGTCTGATGGGTAGGCAAACAAATCCTTTAGGATTATTTCGCTGCCATTGTCAAACGTTATAACGTGCGTTTGATTATTGATTGTGTAATGCTCGTTCGGTGCTAACCCTAACATGTGCGCTACTTCAAAGAATGTCTTGAGTGTTGTCTTCTTTAACGTATCTAATTTGCTGCGGCCTATCAGACCTCGCGTGCCTGGATACTTGAACCTTCGGCTTATTTGCCATGCACATCCGATAAAAGATTTTGAGCCGCCTGCCGCTCCACCGAACAGGACCACACGTGCCGGGTGTGAATTACCCAGTACGCGCAGTGCTTCATTTTGTTTCGGTAGGTATTCAATCATTAAACCCGTCGAATTCGATGGAATTAAAAAGGCAAATCACCTGTGCCTTGTGAATCGTCCACTTCTTCACGCTTAACCAGTGGCTCACTCATCTTGCCCGAAAAGAACTTGCCGCTCTTGCCTTCTTTAACCCAAGCGGCGAGGCGCATCTTCTTTCCGTTCACCATGATTTCACCTGTGTACTGTGGCCCGTTGTTAGCCACGTTGTTGTTCTTGAATAGGGTGAACTGACCCTCTTGCATTTGATAGTTACTCATTGTATTAGTTATTAATTATTGCTATATCGTCTATCATTAAACTGATTGTGGTCTTGCCATTGAAGTCGGTTGTTTCAATTACTTCAAAAGGTTCGTGGTCGATTGAGTGACCATTGATGAAACCAATGTACACTTCTACATCGTCCGGGTACTGCGCAAGCTTATCCCACAATTCACCTATTGTCATAGCTTATATTCATCTTTGTCAGTTAGCAAATGTAACTCCTCAAAGATAAGACGCATTGCCATGTTATCGGTCATTGATGGTCGCATACTGCGCTTTGCTGTTAACACAAATAGTTTGCGTAGCAGGTCGGTTTCTTTTTGTTTATCGTATTGCTTCATTTGTTTGCTTCATGTAATTCGTTATATCTTTTAATGCAACGAATGACAACGTATTCAACCCACTGCTCTATGGTCATGTGCGGTCTCATCCATCCATCGGTCATTGTCATTATTCGTTCACCATTAACCAACGCAGAATAGCGTATGTCATTGCTTAAGTCAATTTCATACATCACTGTCCTTTTGACTTCTGATATATTTATTTCTTTGGGTATTTCCATATCAGTATTCATTTTGGTTTTCGATTAGTTCCTTGTAACGTTCCTGCCTGTATTCGGTAAACTGATACGGATTGTTTTTGTACATCCGAAAGAAAATGTTATTATCCCACTGCGGCAGCGCATCGTATTCGCGCATGAGTGCAATTTCAAGTGGTGGTGGATTTTCCCTTTTGACTTCGCGCACTGGTTCTTCTTTGATGCTTAACTTATCTGCTGCCTGTTGCATAGCTTCCATGATTTGCGGATGCTGGAACATTTCGTAGATATTATTCTGCTTTTGTTCTTCAGTTCGCATCGATGTGATGTGAGTATCACGCTCTTGTTCAAACTTGCTTACCCATTCATTTAAAATTGATAAGTCTAATCGGTTGTAAATCGTTCCATAGATACCAGCTACTCCACGATCTAAACACAACTGGATATCTTCAAGACTGTACTTCCAATGATGCTGCACAAAGTGTTCAGCTGAAAAGTTGATTTGGTCAGCATTCATGTTCTTGTCGATGTTTATCATGGCACAACACCGGCTAATGAGCATAGCAATTTTCATCTTTGTTTCATTGCGGTCAATCTTACGTAGCATTGCAATCTTATTAGCTTTCACGCTCTCTCCGAATGTCAGCTGCGACTTGGGCTGCCACGTTTTGATAGTGTGCAACGTTGTCAAACTTTGGTTTTCCATATTGATTTGATTTTTGATTTTTTACTTTATCCCATTCTCTGCGCATCCAGTTGCGCACTGTACTTTGCCAATCCTTCATTGAAGATTTACCTACTATCCAACCATTGGCTTCGTAGTGATCCATAAACACACGAGCGAAATTAACTAACTTATCTTCTGCAAGGAAGCTTCCACCTTTCATGTTCAGTTCGCCCATTAGGTTATACACTTCATGTTCTTCCGGTTTAACGAATCGTTTGCGCGTTACTTTTTTTTCATTTGCATCTTCAACTATAACTTCATTTATATTTTCAATTTCATTTTCATTTACATTTTCCATATGTGGAACATATGTTTTAGATATGTTCGACACATCTTTTTTAATTCTATTGTTTCTTCGGCTATCGGAATAAGCTTTACGCTTCTGCATTTCAATGCTTAAACGCTCGTTAAAAAAGAAACCTTCTTCATCTTTTACGAATTTACCGAAGACATCAGCATCATATGAACCACATATGTGCAACATATCTTTTTCGGACAGTCTTCCTTTACTATGCTGAAGGCACAGAAGGGTAATGTACTTACCCTTCTGCTCCATGTTCAACAGCATTGTTCCGGTTAAAAAGTCCGAAGAATAAAAAAGGAACGCTGGATCCTTCATATCATGTAAATTTTAGTAAACCTTTAGCACAATGTTCAATCGAGTTAGCGCGTTCAACTAAGCTTTGAATTTGCTTACATACTTCATCATGATTGTAACTAACGTAGTAACCTTTGCTTGTACCAATAATTGGTAATGTGCCAGCACGACGTAAGTGGTTAATCATTTTACGCAATCTTACACCACTAAATGAAACGTTCAAAGAATGGTTTGCAATATGCCTTTTCATATCACTTACAATCTTTTCGCTTTTAGCTGGTTGTTGTTTGGTGTAATTGTTTAGAATATCGGTAAGTGCATCCAACAAACCGATTTCAACTGCGTTCAATTCGCAAGTTAATTCTTCAAAATTGGTAATCATAAAAG